CTGCAGCGCCGTCAGGGTCACGGTGTAGCGGGTGGACTTGGCACCGCCGGAGATGATCACCTCAGCCGATGCCGTAGGTGGGCTGATCGGGAACCAGCTGGTGGACGACGGGACAGCGGCAATCGTTTCGTCGTACCAGCTCAGCACGTCTGCGTAGGTTCCCGTCGTCAGATACCCCTCAATCTGGCGCACCTTGTGGGCCACCAGCGGCCCGGTGATGTAGCTCACCCCCGTTGCCGTCAGTGCCACGTTGGGCCCGTCTTGGCGCGTGTCCATCGGCTTGGTCAGCGTGATCACAGGAGACGTGCCAGAGCCCCGCGTCAGTGTCACCGTGCCAAGGCTGGGCACCAGTGCCTCCGATGCCTGCCGGCTCTTTTCCTGCTCCCGCAGCAGCACGGCCAGCGCCTGAGCTGCGTCCACCATCAGGACAGAGGCTGAGACGTAGGTGCCGGTTTGATCGCCCTGCGGTGGATCGGCAAACCAGCAGGCCAGACCGCTCACGCTTACCCCGTTGGCGCTGGTGATCGTCACGCTGATCGTGGTGCCCATGGTGCCGCTGCTCAGCGTGTCGGCATCCGTGATCCGGGTGTCCCGCCAGGTGTTGTAGACGCTGACGAGGTTGGCCCACTCGGCCGGGGTGAGCAGCCCGCTGATCTGGAACGTGCGGGCAGTCAATCCTGCCCGTGCATCGCCCTCATAGCCGAAGGGCTGAGCGGTCAGGACGTTACAGGTGAAGGCTCCGATGGTGACGGTCATGGCTAGATGGCGCGGTTGAGCACGTCGCCATAGGCGGTGGAGGTGCCGTCTGCGTTGACGGCTACGTTCACGGCCCAGCTCTTGTCCACAAGCCCTTGGATGATGCCGCCCAGCGTGCTCATGCCACCGACAACAGCTTGCTGGCTGGTCTCCAGCTGCGCGTTTGCCGTGACCACTGCATCCTGGGTCACCTTGAGATTAGAGAAGGCATCAGCAATGGACTTGGCCTGAGAGGCGAACTGGATGAAGGCCTGAGCGTCCTTCTGGCCAGGAATCTTGGTGGGATCAATGAAGCCCGTCTGCACGCCACGGATGATGTCTTGCCGTGCCCGCTCCAGCGCAACCCCTTTGCCCTCGCTGTTCAGGATGTCGAAGTTGCTGGTGAGGGCATCGCTAAGGCGCTGGGTGGCATCGTTGAGGATGTCCCGCAGCTGCCGCGCACCGTTGATCAGCGACAGCTCCACGTTCTTCCCAGCCTTGACCGATTCCGCCAGGGTCGCCCGCACCGTTTCCGTTGGCGCCCCGGTGGCGAACTGGTTTTCAAGCTCAAAGGTCAGCTGCTTCTGCTGATCCTTGGCAGCGGTGATGGACTGCAGCACGGCATTAACGGCTGACAGCTGGCCGCGCTGTGCTTGGTTGTCCACCGCCGCCAGTTCCTTGGCCTTGGCGATCTGCTGGTCAAGGTTTTGGATGGAGAGCTTGGTCTGCTGCTCAAACAGGGTGGTGTTGGCCCGAAGCGTGACCGGATCCTTTGAGGCTTCCTCAATCTTCTTCTGCAGCTCCTTGATCTGCTGGCCGCCTTCCACATAGGCATCGCTGTTGATGTCCAGCTGGGTGCGCTTGGTCTGCAGCTCCTTGATCTTGTCGCTGATCTTGCCAACGGTGTTCAGCCGGTTTTTCTCGGCCGCTGCTGCCGCTGCCGTTGCCGCTGCCACGCCTTCCAGTTCGGCCCGCCGATCTGGGTATTTCTCGCGGTAGAGCTTGGCCAGCTCGCGGAAACGCGAGATGACGGCATCAACCTGCTCAGGCTTGGCTAGGGCGATGTTTCCAATGCCCTGTTGCCGCTGCGCTTCGTTGAAAAGAACCTGAGCGTCACGGTTGGTCAGGTTGAGCTTTTGCTGCACCTGATCCACCACGGCAACAGCATTCAGTGCCTCTTGCCTGAAGAGCCCGAAGTTGCCAAGCAGGCCAGTGCCAAACCCCAGCCGGTCGGCTTTTATCTTGTCGCCCTGAACCTGCAGGACCTGTGTCAGGGTCTTAACTCCCTCAATCACGACAGGCAGCAGGTTTTGGCCAAAGGACGCCTGCAAATCCTTCCAAGCATTGCTGAGCTTCTCGAAGTTCTGCTTTACTGTTGGCGCTCCACCGGCCGCAGCATTCAGCTCGTTAAGGCCCCTGGTCAAGGCAGGGAAGAACTGCCCAGCGGTGAGCCGGCCCGATTCCACCAGCTTGATCAGCTCCTGCTGCGTGATGCCGAGGCCCTTGGCTGCAGCGGAGAAGGCGATCGGCAGCCGTTCCCCGAGCTGGCCGCGCAGTTCCTCCATCTGCACGTTGCCCTTGGACGCAATCTGCTGCAGGGCCAGCAGGCTGCCGCTCAGCTCGTCGTTGCTCAGGCCCAGTGCCTGTGCAGACCGCGACACGGCCGCGAACAAGTCTTCCTGCACCTTCAGCGGCGTGCCGGCGGCAGACGCGGCAGCAGTGAAGCTGCCGAAGGTGCTGGCCAGGGTGGTGAAGCTCAACCCCAGCTGATCAGCCAGCGCCCGCGTTTGCCCCAGCGCCCGGGCAGCGCCCTGCTCCCCGAGGGTGTTGGACAGCTTGCGGGTGATCGTTTCCAGCTCAACGGCGGAATCAATCGAGCCCTTGAGGAAGTTGACAGCGGTGACGCCAAGCCCGAACGCGGCAATCGCGCTGGATACCGACCGGGCGAAGCTGTTGCCGATCTGAACGCCCTGCGTGCCGGCAACCCGCTTGGCCTGATCCAACCCGGCGCGAAACGGATCGTCGTCTATGCCTAGGACCAGTACGGCATTGCCGAGCGTCTCCGCCACACCACCACAGCTGTTCCCTTAGCTTGCCGGAAACCTAGGCCATGACTAGCGCCATCGCCTTCCTGGCCAACGCAACGGCCGTGTTTGACGTGCCCACGGCAGGGACACTGACCGACCCCACAACAGGCAACGTGGTGCCCAATACGACAACCGTGACGGTATCGCTGTACCTGCGCGGCACAGGCGGCAGTGCCCCATCCCTCAGCGAGTTCCCCGGCGTTGGCGTGGAAGACGACGTGCTGGAAGGCTATGCCGTCAGCCCCCAGGCCCTCGATAGCCGCATCGTGCCCGGTGTGCGCGGGACGCTGACCTTCGGCGCCGATGACCCCGTGCCCTGTGAGGTGGCCGCAGCCCGCTACCCCTTCGGCAGCACCGGGTTTCTGGGGGAGACGCTACAGGGGATCCTCGGGGACAAGATCAGGCTCTCCCGCTACAGCCAGCGATGACCACAGTCCGTACCAGCTACCGCCTGCAGGGGTGGAACTCAACGCAATTGCGTCTCAGGATTCCTGCCATCCTCACGGCTTATGGCAAAGCAGTCGGGGACGAGTTCCAGGAGCAGATCAAGCTCGTCCAGTACCCCTGGCCACGACGCACCTACAGGAAGAACGGCACCATCGAAGACAGCCCACGCGACATCGTGGACCTTGGCGGATTCCTGCGCTCTCAGCGCCGGGAACGGGTAAACGCCACCACCTTGCGGTTCAGCTGGAATGTCCCCTACGCCTCGCTGATCTTCAGCGGGTATACCACCAACAGGGGGAACGTCTGCCCGCCCCGCAACTGGATCAAGCCGGCCCTAGACGCGCAGCCCCTAGATCGTTTCTTTGCTGACCAGTGGAAAGCCCTGGCTAAGCGGTCGCTGTGACATGAAAAAGCCCCGGCGTCACCCGGGGCTAGACCTTGGCCTCCTAGTTTGCTCAGCTCACAGTTGCCACGGTGAACTGGGGTAGCACATCAGAGCCTGCATCCCCAACGGTGCCGGCACCCACGGTGAGAATGTCGCCCACCTTGTAGTTGGTGCCTGCCACCGCGATACTCGGCGGGCTGCTGACGGTGCCACCGCCGGCTACCACGATGTCGGCAGTCGCATTGCGGCCGCTGCCCACACCCTGACCAGGCGTCACGCCGATCAGTGCCACGCCGTTGTAGGTGGCAGGGGTGAGGCCGCTGCCGGCGGTGCTCACGGTCAGGGTGGCGATGGGGTTGCCCTGGGGGTACCACAAGAGCTGGCCGTAACCACGGAACGTGAAGCTCACTGTGGCCACGTCGCCGGCTTGGATGCTCTCCTGGAAGCCCTCCACAAAAGCGATGCCGCTATGCACCTCGGCATTGTCACCGCTGCCATCCTTGACGGGAGAGACGCGGTACAGGCGCAGTGCTGTGCCCGATGCGCCGGCCAGCCATGCGTTCTTCAGGAGCTTGTAGCCAGCATCCCCGAGGGCAAGGTTCATTGAGGCCGGCACGGACCAGCCCACGTTGGTCATCAGAGGCGACTTCCACCCATACTCCGATGAATAATCAATCGGGGCATCCGTGGAATCGGTGCTTCCATCAATGCTGGCATTGGTCAGGGAAAGAACCTGAGTCAGCCCAGATGAAGATGTGGGAGCGCTAGAAGCTGTGGTCCCAAGACCTACATACAGCTCATAGTCTAAGCTCGTAAAATAAGCCCCGGACATGTTGAGAAAGCGTTTGGCTTAGCTTGCCGCCGCCAATTCCCGCTCCTCCTCCGCCTCCAGCCATTCCATGGGCGACGGCCGCTGATCGCAGTGCAGCTCCCAGTCCTGCACGTCGTGCCCGATGCCAGAGGTGGCCAGGAGACACTCCTGCAGGTCGGCCATGGTGATGCCCAGCTCTGCGGTCACCTGCTGCGGCGTGAGCCCTGCGGCGGCCAGCTTGCGTGCCCTGCTGCCCCGCTCGCGCACGACGGGCGGCGCGGCGATCTGGAAACCATGGTCTCTCAGGTAGTGCATGATCTCGCCCTCCACGAACCGCCCCAGCAGCGTGGACAGCTTGTAGGGCTCCCCGTTGGCCGGGTTGAGCTTGGTGGGGTCGTAGCTGCGGAAGGTGCGCAGGAAGGCCACGTCCACCAGGGACGAGATCACATCCCTCTCCAGGACTGGAAATTTCCTGCTCATCTTGGCGGTGAACTTCCACGCGAGGCCGATGTTGGCCGCGTACAGCTTCCCAAAGGCCCGCCGTTCCTCCCGTGTGAAGGGCCGTTCCAGGTGGTCGCGTTCTCGCCACTGTTCTTCCGGCAGCCCTAGCGCCGTGAGCAGCGTGAGTTGGTTGCGGTCTTTGCGGGCCATGGCCCATCAGCCACGGAACACCCTGATGCTACCGGATGCGCCTTTGGGAACTGAAGTGGTCAATACCCCGAGCGTTCCCACCAGCGAGGGGACGACGGTGAGGCAGTTGAGCACGGTGGGCGCACCGCCCTGGCGGAAGGTGACGCTCACCACGTCCACGCTGGCGGACTGCAGGCTGCTGTTGGGGATGCCGGGGATCAGCTCCCCGAGGG